CCATTACCATAAAATGCTGCACCAAACTTACCTCCATTAATAGAATGTGATGAAGCACCATCACCCTCGTATAATACTACTCCAAAGTGTTCTGATGGTACAAATTCTCCTGCTGCCGCAGCTCCCTGTAATAATCTCTTATTTACAGCCATATTTAATCTATATTAGGGAAATCGTATTGCATTACTTTCTTTTTAGTAGTAAGTGCATTTATTTCCGATTCAACTGTCTCTGATTGGTCTCTTAATGCTTGTCTTGCTGTAGCTATTTCTGTTGGTACTTCTGTGCCATTATCTGCATTTCTAATTATATACCAATCTGTCTCTGCAAGTTTGCTTCCTATTTGACCTTTAAAGTTGTTTATTCTTCTTTCTTTTAATTCACTTAAACTCTCACTCCAAGTAATATCTTCTGCGTCTTTTCTAAATACTGATGCTGCTGAATCCCAATATATTTCTCCAAGTATGTGTATTCTTGAATCGTAATTTTCATCTATAATTACATCAAATAATCCTGCATCTCTTAACTGGTCTGCAGTCATACTTCTTGCGTTTAGGTGATAACCTGTTGAAGACCTAAATTTAACTGGTACATCTGGGTATGTTGTGATAATTCCGTTGTTGTTTACTGCTTTCATATTATTAACTTGTTGCTTCTTGACTAATTGTTGCCCACTGTTCAGTAGCTCCGTTAGTACTTACGATTTGAATTAAATTTGATACGGTACCATCATAAGTACCTGTTATTTCTTTTACACTTGTTGGGAGTGTTAGTGTGTAGTCTCCACTAATTACTAAATCAATAACCATCCCTGTTGAAACATTAGAGAATGTTAATGTAGTATTTGCACCTAATGTTTTTGTAAATACAGCTGCAGTTGCCCAATCAACTGCTGTACCACTTAATGCAGCTGCAGTTGTAAACTCTGCTCCCATTTTAGCATAAGTAATTTGGTCATCTGCTATATGTACTGTGTCTATTGCACCGTCTGTTATCTTTGCTGAATCTACTGCGTCATCTGCAAGTTTAGCTGTAGTCACTGCTCCATCAGCAACACCAGCACCATTATATAACTCTGTAAAGTTATCATTGGTTTTATCCATAGCGGTTCTTAACGGGTCACCTGTTCCATCGTTTGCCGAAGTACCTATATTTATTGTTTGTTTTGCCATTTTATTTTATTTTAATATACTGTTGCGTCTGCTGTTAAACTTGTGCTATCTGCACTAAATAATGTCGTATCTACCGTTAAGTAAGAACCATCTGCATCAAATGGGTAAATATCACCCCAACCATTCGCTTCATTAACGTTTCCGAACCAACTTACACTATATACTGAACCAAATCCCATTTTCTTATACTGGATAAATTATTCCCCAATTATTAGATTCACTATCATTTCCCCACCAGCTTTCATCATAAATTGATCCGAATGACATTTTTTATCTTTTCTATATAACTCTTTAATTTTATTTCGTTTTCTTTCTTAGGTTTATATGTTTTTTTGTTCTTTATAATACCCATCCTGTCATATTTTGGTCTCTTTCTGGATACATACCTCCATCTTGATTCGCTGTATATTCTGGATATAGTTCACTATTCTGATCCATATAATCTAAAAACCTCTGTGTATAGAAATCTGCAGTAGTTTTAGCTTGATGTACTAAATTGTTAATCTCTTCAAGTGATGCTGAATCACTATTCTCTGATCTATGTTTAAATACACCACCATTACTAATCTGAAATGCTGCATATTTCATATACTCTGATTGACTAAACCAAATTAGCATTGGTTTTAAATATGTATTTACAAGAGTAGAGTAATTACCAGTTAAACTATCACTTGTTATATCTGTCTGTAATTTATCATATAAAACTGTTCCTAATTGTGTTTGTATATAAGTATCTTGTGCTACTTCTACAAACTGTATTAGTTTATCAGTATCTACATTCCCATCTATAATAGACTTTCTTTTTAACTCTTCTAATGTTATAAATAATGCTTTCATTTGTTATAATTTGGATGATGTCCTCTGTTTGGCATATCTTTTGGTGCAATTCCTATCTCTGAAGGGTTTTTAGGCTCTTTTAAGCCATCTTTTATTGCTTCTGACTCACTAACAAGGTTATTATCTGAAACCTTCTTCTTATATACCTTCATTTCCCAATAATGCTGACAATTTACACCTCCTTTATATTTAAATAATGAATAGTTCTGTCCTTTATGACCTAATTCTTTATTTATACCTTTAAAAGACATCATATTTATATCTTCTTTTCTAAATACTAAGTTTTTTTCACTTATTAACTCCATTCTTTGACAAAATCTTCTTGAATTAGGTGATTTTCTTATAGGACCATAAGAATAACGAACCTTATATGTTGAATTGTCTTGTGATGACACCTTATTAGGTTTAGCATCCTTATCTGTAGGCATAGAAAGGCTTGTAAAGTCAAATTCTTTCTCTGTATCTTCTACTTTTTCTGTGTGTACTAATTCCCAATCATCTGCATCTACTTTTTCAGCTAATTCCTCTAATTGATTTAACAAATCATCTCCTTCCTCATCAGTAAAATCTTTCTTTTCATCACTTGAGAGTTTCTCACCTGTTTCTTCTTCTCTTTTAATCTTTGTCTCAATATTATCAAGCTCTGTAAACTCAATTGGTTGTAAAGTAACAAAATAAAGATTTAATCCTATGCCATTAAATGCTAATAACTCGTTAAATGAGTTGATTAGTAGGGTCTGAAATGGTCTAATTACGATATTATCCATAAGTACAGAAGCTGTTCTTAACTCTTCTGCATTATTTCCAAAACCAGTGTTATCTTTTATACCAAGAAGTATAGGAGAAACAACACCGTGACCAATCATTATCTTTTCTCTTGATTCTTTAGCTAAAAAGTCATATTGTGCGTGAGCATCTGGTAAATGTATAGGCTCTACTGTAGATTGATTCTCTGCATTATCGTTAAATGCTAATATAAATCTACCTGCGTTTGATGATCCACTAAACTTCTCATATATCTTTCTCTCAATCATCTCTTGTGCTTCATCACCTGGAATACCATTGTTAAAGTTTAATAACAGTGATGGCTGTAAACCATTCTGTATATTATTAATATGATAGTTTGATACTTCTTCTTCTAGCGAACAATACTGTAAACATCCTTGATAATCTACTGGAGAGTAATAATAAAAACCAGCTCTATATGGTTTAATACAATATATCTCTACAGTTTCACTTTTCTTACCAAATTTAAATGCTGGTATTCTTTTAGGTTTATCAGATGGTTTTAATTCTTTCCATTTAGGATGATAGTAATAAGCTTGTACTTTTCCGTCTTTTGCTTTTTCAGCTCTTAGCGTTTCAGTAGGAAAATGCTTAAGCTGCATAATCTTTGTCTTTCTTTTATTATATACAACTTGTATTGCAGCTTGTCCTAGTAATTTTAAATCTCCTACTATTCTTCTTACATCTACATCCTTTAATATTTGCTGCATTTGTCCAAACTGAACAGGATTTGTTTCTGAATCAGTTGCATTTAATCCTCTACCATAAATTAGATCTGTAATACCATTTACACATCTTGAGTTTGTTGGACTACCTGTATATCTATCTATAATGTCACCAAAATAGTTATTGTCGTCACCATATTCTACCCAATCATATCTGGTAGATTCTTTTATGCTTGGCACTTCATACCCAGCTAAATTTATTACTTTTACTTTGTTCATATTACAATATATTTTTGGTCATCCGTATCAGTTCCAACATACTGATTATATTTATTACTATTTAAAGTGTGATCTGTTGTATTATCAGTTTGTGATGTGCAGTATGCTTTACCTCTATATAAAAGAGTGCTTCCTTGTTTAAGTTCAAACGAATAACTGTTTTCTGCAGTTAAAATACTAAATGCAATAGACATTTCCAAGAAATTACCATTGCTTGATAATGCAGATGTTATGCTGTTTATTGTTTGAGTTTTTCTTGTACCATCTTCTACGATAACCATAGATAAGTCACTGGCAACTGTATATGCTCGTGGAATTATACTAATTGTTTGAGATGAAGTTGTTGGTGATAATCTTATCATATCTATATAACTCAATATGCTTAATTATGTTCAAAAAAAAAGAGGACCAATTGTCCTCCTTTTCTTTTAAGAACACTCTATGTTTAAGAGTTAGTACCTACTGTAATAGTAGCTGCAGGACTTCCAGTTAATCCAGCAAATTCACTGAATGGGAATAATGCTTCAGCAGAATCCACAACCATAAAGTTAGCTGGAGCTGTTTCCATTGCAGTAAGAGTTAAAGTATATCCACTTAAATCTCCCATAGCTGCACCAGTTACAATTGTACCTCCTGATACGTCTGCACCGTGTTCAAGACCAACCATCATACAGTTACCGTTGTAATCTTCAACAATAACGTGAGGTCTTCCATAAGCCATTAACTTTAATTCTTTGTTATCTTCTTTAGATAATTTCTTAAGAGTTAAGTTAAGTGTTTGCTCGTAGAAAGTAGTTCCGTTTTCTCTTGAAGAGTTTACAGTTTGCTCTAATGATGAGTTTCCTTTTACTTCGTATTTGTAGGCAACCACAGTAGATGAGTTAGTCATATTAGTAATTTCGTCTTCATTTGCTGTTCCTGAAGCAGCTACTGCAACAGTACCTAAATCTCCATAATTAACAAAATAAATATTTTTAATACCACCAACGACATCTTTACAAGGTTCTTTTCTTCCTAATGATAAATCACAAGCCATAATTTTTTATATTTTATAAAAAAAGGCAGGTAGTTTATACCACCTACCTTTTTTTGAGTTGAACAATTATTTATTATGAAGTAGCGTATAATACTACGTCTCCACCAATTCCGTGCTGAATACCAGCAGTAAATCTCATTACGACTCTTACGTTTTGAGAACCATCAAGGTCAGCCATATCAATTACTTTTACTTCGTTTTGGTCAGAAAGTAATCCTGTACCGAAGAATAAGTTTGATTTTTCAGCTGCTACAGCGTCATTGTCAGATAAACCAGGAGCGTGAACTACTTGGATACCATCAAATGATAAACCGCTACCCGCATTATACCATTGTGTACCTTGATCGTTAGTACCTGCTGCTCCTAATCCTGAAGCACCAAATCCACCTAAAGCTCTAATGTAGTTTCTGTACATATTTCCTGGTAGGTAGATAGTCATATCTTCTGCACCATATACAGCAGATGGAATTGCATCAGCAATTTTACCAAGCTCTGTAATAATGTTAGCTGCAGTTGAAGCAGTACCTGTTACGTCATTTACATCTGAATCAGCACCTAAAGTAGTGATGAATCCATCAAACTGACCTGCAGTTGCATTAGTACCTGTCCAAATGTTAGTCTCAATTCTTTGAGCTACTTTGTCTGCTACGTGAGCAATTAAGAAGTCTGCAAAGTTAGAAGGTAAGTTGTCAAATGCAGAATATCCCATTTGAGCAGCTTCCCAGTCGCTTCTAAAGTCCTTTTTACATAACTCAAGGTTCACTTGGAACTCTTCTGGAGTTAAGATTCTTTCAGTAAGAGTAAGTGTTGATGTATCTGTAAAGTCACAAGTTGCGTCTTTTACGATGTCATCAGTTGCCACTTTTTTCATTACTTGTTTGTATTTAACATTAGGTACTGTTGTAATGTTACCTTCTGCTAAAGTTTTACCTGATAATAAAGCAGCAGAAATATACTTCCCTGCAAATTCACCAGCGTAAGTAGTAGTTATTGAAGTTGTTGTTGCCATTATTTAAAAATTAATTAATTATTAGTTATTGCGTTTAATACTCTATTGTAAGTAGTGTTTCTTCTTGCATTAGGAGCAAACCTAACACCAGCTTTATCACTTACTTCGTTTTCTGGTGAATGAGAGATTGCTTCAGCAGGTTCTTCAGCAGATAGCTCTTGTGGAACTTCTTCTTTAGCTTCTTCTTTAGCTTCTATCATTCCTCTTAGTTTCTCTACCATAGATTTAAGTTCTGACACTTCATCTTTAGTAGCATACTCTACAGCAGGAGCATCTTCTACGATTTCTTCTTCGTAGTCATCCTCTTGTAGTTCTTCAGCACCTTCTTCTGCAGAATATCTAATTTCTTTTACATCTGCAGCAGGAGCTTCTTCCTTAGTCTCTTCTACTGCTTTTTCTTCAGCAGCAGGAGCTTCTTCTTTTAAATCAACTTCAGGAGTTGTTTCCTCTTCCTTTTCAGATGAAGATAAAAGAACATCTTTGATTTTAGTTACAATTTCACTTGCTTTCATAAGATTCTTATTTATAGTTATTACCGATTAAAATTATTCTGTTGTATTTTTATACTTTTCCAACACCTTGTGCTTCAAGTGTACCATCGCAACATTTTGTAGAATATGTTCTTCCATCAGGACATAAACATCCTCTTCTACTTGCTTTAGGAGATGAATAACTTACTGTAGCGTTTTTTCTTCTTTTCATTTTATTGGAACACAATTAGGTACTTTTCTACCATCTTTATCTTTCATACCTATCTGCTCATATCCATCTTGGCAAGGAGCTTTTAGATTGTGTTCCTCACAGGGCATATACCAAGTATCACCTTCGTAATCGTGAGTATGGTAACCTGAACATCCAATATCCTCTGCAGCTCTTTCAGCTTCTTCTTGCGTTGTATAAGCAGCTCTACCATCAATAATAGTTGATGCTGCTTCTATTGCATCAAGTCCTTTAAGTTTAGATGTTACCCAAGTTAACATTGATTTACCACCCCATAATAAATACGATATAGTTCCACAAGCTTCGTTGTTGCCCTCCTGATAATATGCAGAAGCTCTTGATAAATATGAGTATATGCGTTTAAGAGTAGGTAAAGTAAAGTTTTCTCCTGCTTCCAGTTGTCTTGCTCTAACTTTACCAACCTGTGTTGCACATTTATTATTTACAGCTTCGTTATATTTAATTCCTCTTTTTGCATTGTTTTTTGCAGATTGTGGATATCCTCCATAAGATTCAAGCTCTACCTCTTCAGATAAACTTGCCAAGACTTCTGCTAATTCAAACTCTGCGTTTAGTTCACTTAAACATTCGCTACAAGCATTTTCTTCTATACTTTCTTTTGGTCTTTCCAGTCCATCAGCAAAGTAACCTTCTATAGAAAATCCTTTTACTTCTCCTTCTTTAACTGCTCTCCATACATCATCATTTAATACTTTCATTGAAACCATCCAAGTTCCTTTTGGTAGATCAAATCCATAAGCAGATGCTTTATCATTCTTTGGGTCTTCAATAAGCCAAGATTCTACAACAGACATATCTGATAATTCAAATGAATGTTCAAATGTAGAGTTTTGGTGTTTGCTTTTTATAAAGAATAATTCAGATGCTTTCTTAACTGTTTCTTCAGAGAAGTATATGTAGTAATCATTGTCATCATCATCAGCACCTTTTCTAAATATCTTCTTGTTAGGAATAAGTGCAGGACCCATCAATATTCTTTGTTCTGCATCTACTTCAGCAAGTTTAATATCTTTATGTTCTTTTAGTGCAATAAAGTCTTCTTCTATTGCAGGATTTTCAACGACAGAGATAGCTTCTATACCGCTAATCTCACTTTGCTCGTCTATAATAAGTTCTATTATCTTTTCCATATCTAAATAACTATATTGAGTTCATTTTGTTTTATTATCCAATAGATGCTCCTTCAATCGTACTACGTTCAAGTTCTTGTGCAGTAGAAACATCAGACGCTACAACAAATGCTTTTATTGGTTTATCTTCGGCTTGTGATATTGTTTGAGCAAGTTGACTTGTCTGTGTTGCACCTACTACATTAAATGCAGGAGCTTGTACTGGTGTTGATGGTAAAGCTGATGCAGCACCACCGCCTGACGATCCGCTTGAAGGATTCTTTATTTCTTGTATAGCTTGTGAAGCTTGTGCTATTGTAGAAGCTATTGATATACCTGCAGAAGCTGTGTTTATTCCAACAAATGGCTGTCCTGCAGTTATAGGAAACGCAGCTACAGCTTTAGCATTAGCTATTGCAGTGTTTGATATTATTTGTGCTATAGCACCTGCTTTTTCTACAATTACTCCTGCTACTGCTAAATTTTTATTTTCTCCTGAAACATCTTGAAGCAGTTTACCTACAGAAGAAACAGCTCTACCTATTTCTCTTATACTTCTTTGTCTTGCTTCAGATTCTTTGTCACCAACCCTAATTCTTTCATTAGCGTAATATTCTGTAATCTTAGTAAGATCTTCCTCATATCCTATTCTACTGTCTAAGTCTTGATATAATAAGTCAAGTTCTTTTATTGCGTTATCTTCAGCTAAATTTATTCTATCTGCTGCACTTTGTATTTGAAACTGCTTTAAAAACTCTGCTCTTTCGTTAAATGCAATTTCTGCTGCATCTAAAAAAGAAATACCTTCAACATCTAAATCTTCAGGACCATATAAAAACTCTCTTAATATATCTGTTGTTATATTAAATTCATCACCTTCTTTCTTTATTTCTTTTTGCCTTTCTTTACTATTTGAAACAAATGTGTTTGTGTAATAATCATTTTCTTCTGCAACTTTTTTTAATGTTTCAAATTCTTGATTTAATTTCTCTTGTTCCTTATTAAATTCATCTATTACAGCATTAACTCTTTTCTGTCTCCTCGCTTCTATATCTTCATCACTTCTTCTTATAACCTCACCTGTATTTGTTATTCTTAAAACAGTGTCTGTTGATTGTTTTATTCTTGCTTGTTCTAAAGCTTCTTCTTTTCTTAAATTAATATCTAATTGTTTTGAATATAATTCTTCAGCTCTTGTAGTGATAGCATTTGCTAAAGCAAGTTTCTCTAATGAATCAATTTTATTATTGATTGAAATTACTGAATCATCAGTTAATTCTTTATTTTTATTAACCTTTAAATTTAAATCTTCATATTCCTCATTAACTTTACTTATAACATCAACTAATTCGTCACCAGCAATTACTCCAGATTTTATAGAATCTAACAGAAATTTAAGTTCAGCTCCAGCCTTAGATTGTGCATCTGCTAAAGCATTTGTTGTTTTTTCAAGCTTGGATGCTTGCATATCTGCTCTTTCAAATAATGCAATAACACCTTGAAAGGCTACAATTAAACCAACTGGACCCATAGCTACTTTTAACAACTGGCCTAAACCATTTACCAGTCCATTTGAAGTTGTTATAAGAGTTATAAATAATGTAGATAATTGAGATATGTTGTTTGCCATAGCTCGAAGACCGTAGTTAGAATCTGAAATAGTACGACCTAATTCAACAAGAGTAGCTCCTGCTAAACCTGTTTTATCAATCATATTTTGATTCTTTTTGGAATTGTCTTCCATTATCTCACCTTGAGTGAGAAGATCTTGATTAAGTTTTTTAACAGCACTTGAAGCATTTTCAAAGCTTTTAGATAGACCTAAAACTTTTACTTTACCTTTATCATTAACTTCTACAGTATATATTATTCTTTTATTGTCCATACCATCTACGTTTAATTACTTCTTTTGCTTCTGCTATTGTTAAAGGAGCCTTATACTTTCCTTTAGCAATGTCTATATAAGGATTAACTCCATAAAAATTATCTGTCTTTAATAGTTCTATTATTAATTTAATCATTATTCGTCTGTTTGGTCTGCTGTTATAATTGAATTATCTACTGTGTAATCTGTTGTATCTACTGTTAAGTTTCCAGTTACAGGAGGCGGAGTAGGTGTGCTATCTACTTCACAATCTGCATTATAACTTAAATTACTTTCACCACCCATATATCCGTGATGATAACACTCATAGCTAATAGTTCCAAAGTCACCATTTACTGTTACTGTTACATCACCAGAATAATATGTATATGTATTTCCGTCTTGACCAGTTTTAGTTCCTCCTACAGTAGTACCTGTATAAGACATTTCATTTGTTTTACCGAAATTGTAAAATGCTATAGGATGAGATGAAGGTACATCATTAAACACATAAACACCTTCACCCATTTGATATGCACCAAATTTATTATCAAATACATATAAATTACCAGCTGATGTTACTTCTATATCTACTTCTATGCTATCACTTAAACAAGCAAATGATTTAATAGAATAATATCTTTGTAGTTCTAATTCTGACTTACCATTTATTAAGTTTACATTTATTTTATTTATACTGTAAGTTTTACCTGATACTCTTATTTTATCAGCTAAAGAATATTTAGATAGAAAAGCATTAGTTAGATTTGCTTTTAATTTTGTTATTCTGGACCTTTGGTCAAATAAATGTGTTATATAGTTTTTGTAATATAAATTAAACAAGTTATTTACATTACTCTGATTCTCTGCATCAAAAGCTCTATATTCATCCGCTTCTTCTCCAAAGTGTTTAGTTTGAGATACATTTATATCTACTGAATTTAGCGGAATAAAATAATCATCTATAGGTAAAGCAGTATAAGTATTTACATTTGTTTTGTATAGATAAGGTATAGTTGTTGAGTTTTGTACTAAATGAGGATAGAATAAAAGAGGTTTTCCATAATGTGGATTATACTTCTCATCTTTATATTCTCCTTTGCTTGTGTTACTTCTTGTTATGCTATAACCAACTTGAACTCCTGATAAAGTATTTGAATTTTCATCATATAATCTTTCAAATTTCATATGTGCAAAAGGAGGAATAATCTCATATTTATTTTCAGCTCTTGACTCTCCTATCTCCCATTTTTCTCCACCCCATTCTTGACCAAGTTCAGATAAATGTTGTTCTGCAAGTACAGCTTGAGTATCTTCATACTTAAACTCTATTTTAGTATAAGGAATTTGTCTATGAACTGATGATGATGATATATCTATTTTGTCTGTTATATCAAGCTCTGCATTAGAAGATGCGTAATAAGCATCAAATGTCATTACTCTAATTGTTTTTACATTTGTAATATTAGCAGAGTAATTTGCATAAGTAGAATTTATATCACTTTGTATATAACATACTAAATTAAACATTTTAAATAAACCTGATAGAAAATCTAATATTGTCATATCAGGCATATTTTCTGTCATAGAAAATTTACCTACATTTGCTAACATACTTAATGCTCCACCAAATATTGTAACATCATTAAAGTAATCTCTATCACTTGTAGGTCTTATGACAAACTGAACTTTAAAACCGCTATCAAAGTTTATGTTTACATCTGATTTTGTTTGCAATCTAAATTCATATTTACCATCTTGCTCTATAACAAAACTTAAATATGAACTACCACCAGTCTGAACTTCTTGATTAAATGTTTTAATAACAACACCACCTTTAAGTACCTGTAAATCGAATTTATCAGTAGTGTTTGAACTAATTAAACTTATTCTACACTCTACCTCATCTATACTTTCATCTTGAACACCTGACAATATAAACCTGTTAGAAGTTTGTCCAGTAGTATTTCCTTCATCATCAGTAGATACAATAGACATAACTTGCTCTTGAATAGTTCCAGAAGCGTAAGTCCTGTATATTCTACTTACTCCATTATTAAATACATCTATTATTTTTCTTTGTATAGGGATATCTTTTTCTTCATCAACATCTTTATTAAGCCACATATATAGATTGTAATAATCTAAATTAGATGAGTTAAAGAAATCATTAGAAAACTCTATGCTTGGAGTTTCTGGATTATCGTTAATTGATTTTTCTATTGCTCTTATTATATTATCTATTCTAATAGCTGGTTTTAAGTTTTGCCAGTTTACACCATTCTTTTTATTGTTTTTAGGATAGGCATTTGGACTAGTAGTTGTATAATATAAATTACCGTCTTCTAAAACTCCATAATAAGAAGTATTAGAATTATAATACAATCTATCTTTATTAGATATTAAAGGAACTACAACTGGCTGTGTATATGTAGTTGAATCTACCGTTACATTTTTAGATGTTCTTAAATAATCATAAAATGTATCTGTCTTTGAAGCATCGTAACCTTGATTTGTTATATTAAAATTATTAAGCCAGTCTAAATTAGATAGTTTTAAATCTTGGAATAACTCTTTTAATAATCTTAACCCACCAAAGAATGTAACCTTATATGTTGAAGGTTTATTATATTTTAAATCTACACTTTCAAGAATTATATATCCTTCCTTAAATGGTCTGTCGTTTATTTCTATTCTTGCTTCTTTTGATTTTCTTGCATCAAAACCTCCATCTCCAATATCGTAATCGTAATAATGTTTAAATATTTTGTTGTTTCTTGTAGTAGCAGGAAGATTAAAGTTTTGAGAATAATCAGTAAATAATTTGTCAGGCTCTCTATAATCTTTTATTGACGATACAATATTTATTGCATTATCCTGAAATATATCAACTTCTTGATTTTCTATAAATAACTGTACTTTCTGGTTCATTATCTAATGTTGTTAATACCATCAAAAGCATATTCAAATTGAACAGTATAATTTACAAGTTTGTCGTTTAGATGTGTTTTGTAAGTAAAACTACTATCTTTAATTTTTATAGGTAATGTTTGATTGTTTTCTCTAATCCATATATTTTCTGATTGAAATAATTGTCTCATTATTTCATTATATTCTTCTTTTAGAAATCCTGTGTTTAATGCAAGTGATTTTGTTGCAGCAACATCCTGAACAATATTAGTTGCATCATAAGTATTATAACTTACACCTGAAGATGATGAAGATATTGTACTTGTGTTATAATCATCTCTTCTTACATTTAAATCATCTGTTCTTTTCTTGTTAAAGTATAAGTCTTGTATTGCTCCAAATTTATTTATAAATGATACTTTGTAATTAGTGTATTTAGGTTCACAAGTATAAATAGGATATATAGTTTCTATTGCTGATGATGTTGCAGCTGAATATGTTGAAGCAGATGTATTAACTGATTCTATTTCTATTTTACTTGCTTGAACAGCTGAAGAAGCATATCTTATGTATATATT